AACCAATGAGAAGACACACACTCGATGAGTTACATGAACTCGAAGAGTATGTAGATCATCATCATGATGAAATTGAAGCAGGTGATCATCATGACCCTAACGTGCTAGAGGTGTTTTGTGATTTACACCCTGACGAACCAGAGTGCTTAGTTTACGATGATTAATGGAACAAGTATCAGGACTTTATAATCCCGGTTTTGTTGGGAGTCATTTTCATTGGTGGTTAGGCCAAGTTGCTGACTCCTCAACATGGCGTGATAATCAAAGTGATACCTCATACGATAATCCAGAAGACATACCCGGATGGGGTTACAGATATAAAGTAAGAATCATGGGAATCCATGATGCTGGTGAGAGTGAAATCCCATCAGATCAATTACCATGGGCTCAAGTTATGTACTCTGTCTGGGGTGGTGGTCAAGGTGGATCATTTCAAACTCCCGGAATCAAGGAGGGAATGTTTGTCTTTGGATTCTTTTTAGACGGATCTGATGAGCAAGTTCCCATCATCATGGGAGTGCTTGGTAACAATGCAAAGACTGTCATAAAAGGAATTGGATCAGCAGTTGGAGAACCAAATACATTTGAACCAAAGAGTGCTTTTAAAGATGATGGAACAACGGTGGTTTCGGATTCTGAATGTGCGATTGTAGATACTTTTAATTCTCCACCGGAAAAATCCACGACAAAGGAAAATATTGAAGCTGGTGGTAATCAAAATAACGCTCATACAAAAAAGAAAGAGGTAATTGATAAAGAAAAACATTCGATAGCATGTGCAAAATATGGTGACGATCTCGCATCTATGAATACTGTGATGAGTAATTTTTCTGATAAGTATCAAAGTCTAATTGAAAGACTCAACAGTTTTCCGAGTGCTGCGTCTACACAACAAACGCAAAAAGATATCACTAACTTAATTGCAACGACATCAACAGAAGCTGCAAAAGTTATCACACCCGCAATGAATAAGGTGCAGGATTTTGTCTCTAAAGAATTATCAAGTAAGACGGAGAAACTTGAAGAGTTAGCAAATATAACTGATCGTCTTGATTTAATGGACATCAACATAAAGGGGCAGAAAAAACTTTCATGTGTATTCAATAAAATAAAAGGAGATTTAGCGGGTTTAGTTGGTGCAGCGTTAAGAAGATCATTAAAGAGAAAGAATAATCAATCACCACCAGCTGCAGCAGGAGAAGTTAGACCACCTAACTCAGATTTAATACCACCTCTTCCACCAGAGGGTTATTATTATCCAACACAACCTTGCGAATCAGAAGAAATAATCGCAGATGTTTTATCAAATACAGTTAATGAAATTATGACAGGATTTGATGATGCAATTGCCCCATCAGCAGCAGGATCTGGATCTTCAAGTGAATCAAGATTATCAAATGCTCTTACACAAGAAAACGTTATTACGTCATTTGAAAATGGAAAACTATTCGGTGGATTAGCATCGGCACTTGCAGCTGGTGCAGGTATTAACGCAACTCAATCAGGTGCGATATCAACTGCATTAAAATCTGGTAATTATGCAGCTGCATTAACAAGTCTTGTTGATCTATCAGGTAGTAACGCCCCAGTTGGTGCTTTATCATCAGCGATTCAATCGATAGATAATGGTGATATTGTTGGTGCTTTCACTTCTTTCTCTGGTGTTTTAGGTATTGATAATCGACTTATGGCAGGTGTTGGTGGTGCTTTGTCAGCAATCAATACAGGCAATTTTGCATCACTCACAAATGCAATCGGTGGACTTGGTGGTATCGCACCCTCATTACTTACAAATGTTTTAGGTGGAAGATTGCCTATCTCTGGTATTGATATCGGTGGGTTTGGTGCACTTGGTGGATTAAATTTTGACATGGCATTGGCATCTACTTTTATATCAACTACCGCTGCTTTTTTAGAATGTAGTCCTCCTCGAAAATGTGCTCCAGCAAATGAGCATACCTTTGGGGGTGGTAAAGGAAAAACTGAAATTAACAAAGATGAGATTGGTAAAAAAACAAGTGAGAAACAAGAAAAAGGTTTAACCGAATTTATGCCAACTGATGATAAGTTAAAAGGTATCTATGATAAAGCAGCTAACAGTGGTGGAGTTCCATTTGGAGTGCCCCTTGGTGGTGGTGATACATCTGCTTTAAATTTATCTGCTCCATTAACGGGAGGGTTTGATATTCCCACTCTAGATATCGCAGATCCTAACTTACTCAACACTGGTTTACCAAATGCATTCGCAGACAATACTCAACCCATTGAATCATTTAGTGAGTATCGAAATCGGATCGGTAAAGTTAATAATATATCAGAGACGGTAGAGAAGAAAGAAAAATTTGAAAAACCAACACCTGAAAAGGTTACGATTGAAAATATTAATTTGATACAAGAGTTCAGTAAAAGGAACCCCGAAGTAGATGTAAGCGGATTAAAATCATATGATGAATTAATTGCAGAAGGTGTTATAATCAATGAGATTGGGCCCAATGATTTTGAGCTCTTATATCCAAATGGTAGAAGAGAGATATCGACTTCTTTAGGAAGTAGTAACGCACCAACTGTGAGAACGAGATATGATTCTCTGCAGTTTGAAAAAGCGAGACTAAAGG